TCCTGGTACTGATAGAGAGCACGTTCGCCCTGTGGATCTGACGCATACAGCACAGTTTCACTGTCAGTCCAGGCCCAGGCCCAAGGACCCCACCCGGCCGTAAGACGTCCTAGATCGTTCTCCACACATTCATGTACGAATTCGGTGTCGGTACGGTAGGCACCTAGATCTCTGTAGTTGTAGATTTCACCGTTGTAGGCCAGGAAGTTTCTATGGCTATTGTCGTAGTATTCTCGATCGCCGGTTATATGTAGGACCGTGTGTCCAATAAAGATACCGTTCTCATGTCGATAGCGCATGAAATCGGGTCCGCGACTTTGGATCTGTTTCAAAGCATCAAAGTGCTTTTGTAAAGGAATTTTATCGCGACTGCGAACTAGAAGTATACCGCACATAGAACTGTACTTATTTGTAAGAAAAGGGCCGAAGCCCTTTCTTGGTTGTTTCTGTTACGAGGTATTTCCTACCCTAGACAGCCTAGGCTGCCAATGCGAACTGTTCGTCGTTTGCGTTTACGTTTTTTAGTTTTTGGGACTGCTCTGTCCTGTTGCCTCTTTCGCTATCTCACCATGTCGAAGCCATGTCATCCCCATCATAAAGATATAGTTTACAGTGCAGGCTATGCCCCATACGTACTGCCAGTGCCATGTTTCAAACATACTATACCCTTATGGTGGAGATGCCGGGGATCGAACCCGGGTCCACAGTGCCTTCACTACGAAGGAATTACAACAATCAAATCTATTTATATTGGTGGGCCCACCTGGACTCGAACCAGGGACCAAAGGATTATGAGTCCTCTGCTCTAACCAACTGAGCTATAGGCCCATAAGCTATTATAGCATCATGAACCATAATTGTCAATAAATTTCTTCAGATCACCATACAGATTGGCCATCATGGCTTCTTTGGAGCCAAAAAATACAACTTCTCTTGGATAGTGTTTTACCATTCGGATATAGTAAGGCTGTTGCAATCTACGGTCCATGTCAATGATCAATCTTGAAGTCACGGCCAAGGGATCTACGGTAAATGTGTAGTGTTCCAATTTTAAATACTCAAGGAATACCTTAGCACCTGCGCCGGTAAGTCGCATACCACCACCGGCTCTGATGTTGTGCCACCAGGTGGTATATGCTGTATCAACTGTGATGCCCAGGGCAGGGTCCAGCTGTGCCACCAGGGTCTCGGTCAGCTCACGTTTGTTGCGCATGATCACATATCCATTTACACAGAGTATCGGCTATAATTTTGTGTCCGGCCTGATTTGGTTTGCTTTGATTTGGCCATATGTAGGGATTTTCTCTAATGACCACACCGTTGGCCATTTTTAAATCTATCATGTCGGCCATACTGACTTGTCCGGCTAGATAAAATCTATCTAGATCGATCTCGGACCATAGATCCAGAGTTTGCCAACCAGCCACATAATAGTCTTTGATGCCGTACCGACGACACAAGGCCTGTAGACACACAATGCTGTTGTTTGCACGAAACAGGGCTTGCTCTGGACTATAAAAATATTTCCAATACAGTCGATTGAGTTCTGTAGATAAGGCATTGTCTTGAGGATGACCGAATCCACCACGGATGGTCTGGAACATCCAGTAGTTCTGATTCCAGGTCATGCTACGTTCTATACTGGTTATGCAGAATAAAGCACAGTATTTGGAAAAGTCTACACCGGGATTGGTTTCTAAAAAATTACGCAGGCTCCAGACCATATGGTCAACGCTGGAAGCCGGTTGTGTGTAGCGTTGAAATGTTAATCCTAAAGCATCGGAAATCAATTCACCAAATGTTTTTTCTCCTGGTGCCAGTTCATCACCATGTGGCCAGCTGTCGCCAAACACCACCAAGTGATTCATATCAAGGGTAGATTCGATCGCCCTGCTTGAGTACCACAACAGAGAACTTGTCGGTCTTGAACTGGGTGTTCAGCTTGCGTGCCAGGTTGATGGCATGTCCTGGATTAGAGAACGAAACCTTCTTGTATTTGGGTCCAGGATACTGTACCAAGAGATTGGCTGTCTTGAGATTGATGGGTTTGGCATCATAGAACACCGCCCATACTCCTTCCGATGCCAAGACCTGTTCGGTCTTGTAGTTGCTCTTGTTGGTCAGTTCTACCAGAATGTTAGGTTTTGGTCGGCTCATCATTATACTCCTACATTTATTTATGCCAAAATGTATGCAGTTTTAGAACCGACCCCCATCCATTTTGATGGTGATTACTTCCTGCTGATCTGTAGGAGTTTCCTTGAGACTCTGCAATTCTGCCAGCAATCTGGTGATATCAGCATGTAGATCCTTGGCATCAGTCATGCTCATAACAAAGTCCTTGACTCCTCTGGCTTCTTGCCCACGCAAGCGATCAACGAATCGTTGTATGTGCAGACTCATTGATGATTGGCATGCAGAAATGGTTTCAGTACAGGAGGAGTCCACCCTTCGGGTTTGAGTACCTTGCCAGTGTTGTCTTTGTCTACACGTCCGGTATTGACATTGATCTTGGCCATGTTGGTGCGGATAACTTCTTGCCAGGCACCTTCAGGATCGGCACCAAATGAATAGATGGCACCTATGGTCACTACCAAGATGTCGATCAAAGCGTCAAGATCCGACTCAGGTGTGGTTGAGTCCTTGAGTTCTTGTACTTCTTCGTCGATAAGATTAAGATACAATTGATATTGATCTATATTTTCTTGATCTGTGGTTTGTCCACAGGCTTCCATGAATGTTCGTTGGTCTTGGAATGGATTTGTCATTGCGTAATTTCCTCTTTGGTGTGATATGGGCCGTGATAGGCATAGCGTTGTAAAACGATCAATTTAGGATCCTGCATCACTGCCCAGGAACGTCCTTTCTTGACCTGATACCAGCCGGCGGCAAACCAGCTCTTGCTCTTGCTGGTCTTGGTATAAATTGGCAACTTCATCTTGATATCCCATACAGGATTATAAGCACGTCCCGCAGTGGTATAGCCATGTACCAGTTGGGTACTGGACTTCTTGCGCGGCGCTGTGACAATCATGGGTGGTTCGAAGCGGATGTTGGCACGCTGTTCAACCATCTTGATTGTCTTGAACTGTGCAATCACCTGATTGTTGATCTTGATCTGATAACCACCAGCACAGGCTTCCACGTTGCCGACCTTACGATCGTTTTCCTGTAGGATCCAATACTGTTTGTTGATCACTGGTTTTGCTATTAGGCTCATCGTGCCTCCTTTAGTTTTTCTCTACACGCTGTTTTCATAGCCGGCGTAAAATCTGGACTGATTTCAGCGATACGACAATCGTACATGATTGGTGACTCGCTCAGCGTTGCGTTTATACCCCAGATCAAGCCGCCCAAGGATACTGCCAAAAATATCAAGGCAGATATCATGATCATGTGCGTTCTACGATCGTTCATGCTAGTACTCCTTTATAGGTCTCGTTCATCCATCGACCAAATGAATCAGCTGATTCGCTACACTTGTTGAGCTCATACTTGCCACAGAACTGCATGAAGCGCACACCAACTTGACCAATGTCCTTGTGCGAAATCTGTTCACGTATGGCCGCATCTACTACGGCCTTGATGTCATCGGGTTGTGCTGTGAGATCAATCAAGGTCCTGTTGCGTTCATAATCATCCAACACACGATGTTCTACACCGTCAGGATCGGTCCAGCGTTGTAGCATCATGTTGTTCCAGTTGTAGCCCTTGCGGTCCTTGTCTTCGTAGGCTTCCTGTAGGCCCACCTTATTCTTAGTGCCCTTGGTTCGTACGCCCGGATAAGCTGAGAACACATTATCGCTACTATCACCGCGCATGCATTTTTCAAATAGTAGCCATTTAGGATCAGGGATTGTTTTAGGTTCTTTAGTTTTCTTATCAATGACAGGTTTACCTTTAGCATCAAAGATTCCTTCTAAAGTGTGCAATTCATCGGTAATACCGTTGTACTGTGTTACATTGGGAGCAAGCAATTGAACGAAGTCAGTATCGCTTGAAATTACTACATGTTCATCTTGGGGGTGCAGTGCTATCCAGCGAGCTATGATATCGTCGCCTTCTGCGGTCGGACACCGTATCACGCTACAGTTGGTCCTTTCACTCAAGTATTTAGTCAAGTTATCATAGGTTTCCCAGAACATCTTGTCTTCTTCGGCCTGCTCTTCGGTTAAAGCCGCACGAGCCACAGTTCTGTTATTTTTGTAGGGTTTATACATGTCCTTGCGCCAGCTACGCCCTTCTAGGGCAAACATCACATGGTCAGCTTCAAAACGTCTGGCTACCTTGTTGGCACTCATCAGGGTCACATGGAGGGCAAATCCAATTTTCTCCCACGTGTCAGCGGCACGAAAAGCACCGTGTCTAGCACGAAAGAACATATTAGCTGTGTCAATGAGAACATATTTCATACTACAAGTATAGCAGAAATTCTATCAAATGTCAAATGAATTTGTTGTTGATCAAGTAGTTTAGCAGGTAACGAAACCAGGCCGTGTGCCCGTCCTGTCCAAAATGCCAACTTTTTGGTGAAACGGTTTGGATACCTTTGGCCCGTAGGACGGCATCGTAGGTGGCCGTCGGATCATATGGACCAATGTAGTTGTCGCCCCAATCCTTTTTAGATTCTACTGGAATAGTGCTAAAATCGTTGTTGCCATTGAAGAAAACATGTGGAATACCTTGTGTCGCCAACTCCAGATGAAATGCCCAAATTTTATCATGTGCTTCTTTGGTCTTGGCTTCCCAATTGGTACCAATCACAAAGTTTCTATAGCGTTCCTGCGCTTCGGGCGGAATATCGTCTATGCCACTAGATCCTACTTGATAGTACGTGTCCCCATACAACCATTCTTCACGTTCCCAAGTTGACCATTGGATCACTACCAATTTGTCTTCTACACTGTTTTTTCTTTCGTCTAACCAGGCTCTAGTGGTGCGTAGGATTCTGGTGTTTGAGCTGGCGCTTTCAGCTTCCAAGTGCAGGCTAGCTTTGAATGCACGAGCCAGCTGTGTGGCCCAGGCCACTGCTTGATTATCTGGATGTGGCCTACGTCCTAGATAAAAATAGGCGCCGTCGTCCATGGCGAATGCATGATTGTTTACTGCTTCGGCTGCAGCAGCATGACTGTCACCGTTGACATAAAGTATCATGATTTTTTCTTTAGCTGTTTGACTGTTTCAGCCTGTGCCACACGACTACGCAGGCCTGAGCTACTGAATGAATGATCGCGTCTATTAAAGATGCATTCGACATCACGTATATCACATTCGCGTTTGCCAGTAAAGTCCTTGTCAGCGTACTCTACACCCAGGACACGCACATCCAGAGGCAAGATCAACAACAAGTCCACCAGATCCTGTTCGGTTTGATAGACAACAACTTCGTCCACATAACGACAGGCCGCCAGTTGTATCTGACGTTCCACTATACTTTGTATGGGTTTATTTTTGGTGCCAGGGCGATCAATGGTAGGATCAGTTTGCAGGCCGGCTATCAAGTAGTCACAATGGTTTTTGGCTTCTGCCAACATGGCAATATGCCCTGCGTGCAACATGTCAAAGGTACTGAAGGTAATGCCAATGCGTTTACCTTCGTCCTTGAGCTTGCGAACATGATTAAAAATCATGATACTTCACTCAATCCGTCACCAAGATTACGGCTTTTGATAACTCGGTCGCGTTCAGGATTCATGGCTTCATACTGCTCATAGGTTTCCAAGACCACGTTACGACATACCGCAGTAAACCAACGATCCACAATGTCAGCGTCAGTGTCATTCTTGTCCATCATGTAACCATGTCGTACCAGATCTGCTATGAATTTTTCGTTCCAGTCCAGTTCAAAGGCACCGTTGCTGATGTCAGCCGGATCAACATCCATGCTGATGATGTTGATGTAAGGTTCGCCTCGTTCGTTTGCCAATTCCTTGGCAGTTTTAACCGGCACTTTTTTTTCTTTGGGCTTGACGGCCTCTACCGGTTTTTTCTTTTTGAATCTATCTAGTAGGCCCATTATCTTGTATCTCCATAGTGTATTACTGTCAAGTCTGGTGTGGACTTGTTGAACTGTCTCCAGGGATCAACAACAACAGATCCTGCAAGGAATTCAAAGTAGTTAGTTTCTGTCTGTGTCTGCCCTGTATATCCGTAGGTCACATGTTTATTATGGGCCAACAGGATCACCGCAGGTTTGTTCCAGTCAACAGATACATCGGTAGTATCATCGGCCAACGGATCCACATAGTTGATGCGGTGTCCCGCCTGCTGTACATAGTGTCCCACCAGAGTCGAATAGGATCCAATACAGTAAGGCACATCGGGCTTGTAGGCCTTGCCATGTATCACTATAGGTAGATTGTACTTTTGTGCCTGTATGACTAGAAAGTCGGCCAGATTTTTGGCCTGACGTTCGCGGGCCAACATGATGGTATCAAACAGATCGTACCCTACTTCGTATTCTTCGGCCAACCAACGCAAGGCAATGTTATCTCTAGGGTGGCAAGCACCGGCATCGCCCATGCCGGCTGTCATGTACTTAGGTCCCATGATACGCATGGTGCTTTGTGCCAAGGCATCGGTAACCACGTCCACATTGATATGTCCAATCTTCATGGCAAAATCCTGTATCATGTTGGCCAGACCGATCTTGGCACTGATGAAGGTGTTGTAAAAGATTTTTATGGCTTCGCATTCGTCCCAGGTACCAATTTCTATGCGTGGATCATTCTGCATGAGCGGACGATAAACTTCGACCAGTTCGAGAGCTATTCCAGTCCAACTACCATCTTCTGTGCCGATCATGATCATTTCAGGATTAACCATATCCCACTTGACCGAACCCATGGCAATCAGGTAAGGATTGTAAAGGAATTCGTGTCGAGCCTCGAGAGCCGGTACAAAATAACGGCGTGTGGTTCCAGGCAACACAGTTGAGATCAACACAACTTTCTTAGGCGCTGTGGCATGACGATTGATCTGCTCGATAGCATCCATGACAGCATCGCGTCCGAAGTCTCGAGGAGGCATATGACTACTGGGAACTGATCCATCATATCCTTCAGCATGAGGAGTTGGCACAGCAATAAAGATCCAATCACTCTGTTGTACTACCTCATCGATATCACAAACACGCACTGACTCGCTGACTCGCGGTTCAAGGTCGTAACCACGTACAGTATAGTGTTCGGCCATGACCTCAGCACAATCAAGTCCTAATTTGCCCAGACCAATAAATCCTACGTTCATTCAATTTCCTTTAGCACATCAAATTCATCACCGTACTGCCAAAATCCGCCGCCCGGACTTGAGACAAACTTACGATAAACATATTCTCTACAATACCACCGACCGTTTATTCTACGTGGAAATATAGTCCAATGCCGTTCCCAATCACCTTTGAGTCGAGGTATCAGTCCAGGAATCGGTGTCATTTACCCCAGCCGTTGCCCCATAAGTCCACATGTAAGCGTGGACTGTAATTGAATCCACGTTCGCAACAGATGTTGGCAATATTTAACTTGTTGCTGTCGTATGGCTCAACTATTCCGCCTTGTGGCATCAAGTATACCACACCCTTGAATCCGCCTTCTCTGAAAGCATCTACGGCACGCACAGCTTCGTCCACATGGTCCTGGGTTTCTACAACAAATTTAAGATAGGTATGTCCTACTTCTTGATAGTCGGCTACAATTTCAGGGCGGATGGCATCTTCCCACTTTTCGCCTGATGCACTCAACTTGGCACTGACACTAAATGTGACTTCACGCGGAGCACCAATACCATCTAGTTGCCAGTCTTTGAGGAACTGTCTAAAGTCGGCATGCAACTCTTGAGTGCCATTGGTTTCGAATGTTATATTTTTCAAATCCGCCATACGTGGGTGACTCAATAACTCTGCATAGGCTCTTTGCCACCCTAGCAAGGGTTCTCCACCAGTGATAACCAAGTGTACATCGTTGCCATTGTTTTGTCGCCACATGCGATTGGGAGTCAAGTCAGTCATGTGGGTTACAAGATCCTCAGTAGTATATGTAGGACTTAGATGTTTAAATGCCGGATGCCATGATGCATAGCTATCACAACCTGTTTCGACCAGGGGCAAGTCCAAGAAGTCTTTGTACAACTCCACTTTTTTTGCCACTTCATCTGCACCTGTTGACTTTTCGCCTGGCTTGCAACCAAAGCCGCTACAGGTAAAGTTACAACCGTAGGTTCTAAGGAACACTGACGGAACGCCTACAAAGCGACCTTCGCCTTGCAAGCTATAAAAGATTTCGCTGACTTTAATTTTCATAGATAGTTGACCATTTGGTTAGTTTGTTTGCTTTGATACGTTCTGCCTCGCGCAGTTCTTGATCTGTATATAGGCCGTGTGCCTTGAGCAGTTCAATTAATAGTGTAACATCTCCCAGCTCTTGAATCAAGTCTGCACGCTTGTTGTCTAGACCAAAACGTCTGCACTTGCTGACAGCCTGCACTACTTCGGCACATTCTTCTTGTAGGAGATCTAGTATTTGGTTTATCTTACTCACTTCCACCACTCTTCCCAAGGAAACACGATCCAAACATCCTTGTCGGCCTTGTTG